AAATAAAAATTTTTATATATTAATAGAAAATCGGCGAAAAAAGTGGTCTTCTGGCCTAAAAGTGGTCTATCGGGTACAAATTTGTACTTTTGGCGAGTTTTGATGGTTTTCGATGCCGCGAGATAGACAATTGATATTATAGCACTAAAGTGCAAAGAAAGGAGATTAAAATATGGGAATTGAAAAACTGACAGAGGAAGAGATGATGAACTATATTAAGCTCACAGTGTACGCGTTTGGTGAATCCGCTGGATTTGACACGAAGCAGATCATTGACGAGACGATTAATGAAATGGTCAAGTTAAAGATCCGTCCGAAGAAAGGCGGGTATAAGATCAAGGCAACAGTAGAGTTTGATGTGAGTTTATTAGAACTGCATTCCATGAGAACAGCAATTAAAGAATTAGAAAATCAAATGGATAAAACTGAGTAGTGCAAGAGAATGATCTCTCGTGATATTTACGAGGGATTTTTCTTTTTCATCATAAACATTTGATATTATAGAAGGAGGTGATAAAATGAGGTATATAAATCCAGAAGCCACTGGACAGAACATTGTGAATCTAGCAAAGGCAAAAGGACATAACATTAAGGCTATAGCAGATCGGCTTGAATTAACTATTCGGGCAGTCTATAAATGGTCGTATGGTTTATGTCTGCCATCAGTAGATCACTTAGTTGATCTGTCAGAATGGCTTGGGGTTTCTCTCGAGGAACTCCTAGTAATTGAAGAGCGCTAACAAAGGCTCTTCTTTTTTGTCGCGGCATAGACAGCTCTTTTTATGAAAGGAGGTGATAGAATGAAATTGCGAGAAGTTGCTAAGTGGTACTATCCACCGATATCATTTGGATTAAATACATTTATTGTGTGCAATGAGGTTATTGGAAGAAAAATAGAGGCCAATAGCAAAGGATACAAATTAATGCAAGAAGCTATAAAAGAATATCGGCGGAGAGCCAGAAGTAACAACTGGCGAAAGATGCACGGCTATCCAATGAGAAGAAGACGCCACTAATACAGTGGCTCTTCTTTTTGTCCCAGTACCCACTCGCAGAATTTACATGGTCTTTTATGAAGAGAGATGACTATATGTCCATCTACTTTTCACTTTTGAGGTAGAATAAAAAGAAAGGAGTATGAAGATGTTAGAGAACAAGTTCAAAACACAATTAGTAAAAGAGATTGAAGAACGCATTCCAGGTTCTATGGTATTTCATCTAGATCCTAATGAGAAACAAGGAATACCTGATCTCTTAGTTTTGGCAGGTGATAAGTGGGCTGCGCTTGAAGGTAAGAAAACAAAGGATGCTTCGCACAGACCTAACCAAGACTATTATGTTCAGATGATGAACAAAATGTCCTTTGCCAGATTCATATATCCGGAAAACAAAGAGGAGGTATTAAATGAACTGGAACGATCACTCAAAACTTAAAGATCAGCATGCCATACTTAGTCCATCTTCAGCTGTGACCTGGATGAACTATAGTAAGGAGGACATCGGAAACAAGTTACTGACAAAGTATTATGCTTCTCTCAGAACGCCAATGGGAACAGCATTACATGACTTTGCAGCAACTAATATTTCTCTAAGAGAGAAGATCTCTACCAAGTCTCCTAAATCGTTGATTCACATGATTAGACTGTTTCTTAAGGCAAAAGAGTATCCCGAGTCTTTGATTAACTTTGCTAGTATGCTCCCGGAACAAGTCTATCAAACACTGGTACTTTATATTAATGACTGTATCGGATTTCGTATGGATCCAGAAGTCATCTTACAGTACACAGAAAACTGTTTTGGTACTACAGATGCTATTAACTTTAATCCTGATACAAGGATGCTGCGAATCAGTGATCTTAAAACTGGTGATACACCTGGGCATATGGAACAGTTGTTAGCTTATGCTGCTTTGTTCTGTTTAGAGTATCATTTCAAACCAGGAGAGATCAAAGTAGAAACTCGGTTGTATCAATATGGCGATGTCACCGAAATGGTTGATATTCCGCCTTCTGCTATTGTTCCGTTCATGGATCAAATCGTGTTATCGGATAAATACTTGACTTCTATCAAACAAGGGGGAAATTAGTATGGAACCACAAGCATTTGAAGAATGGCTCGCCCATTATGGAATGCCTCGACGATCTGGAAGATATCCTTGGGGTTCTGGTGAGGACCCTTATCAAAGAAGTAAGGATTTTGTTTCTAGATATAACGAGTATGAAAAGAAGGGCATGTCACACGACGAGATTCTCAAAGCAATGGGTATGAAAAGCACAGAGTATAGAGCTATGAATGCTATCGCTATTGCTGAGAGAAGGGCTTATGATGTCCAGAGAGCTGAGTCTCTGAAAGCGGATGGCCTGAATAATACCCAGATTGCTAAAGCAATGGGATTCAATTCTGAATCATCTGTAAGGACTTTGTTGGATGAAGGAATCAAGAATCGCCAATCCCAATCTGAGCAGTTGGCAAGTAGATTGAAAGATGCTGTAACTGAGAAAGGCATTATTCAAGTCGGTGTTGGCGTTGAAAGAGAACTTGGTACTTCTATGGAGAAAATGAAAGTTGCTGAGGAAATGCTAAAGACAGAAGGATATAATGTGTATTCTTTCAGGATTCCTCAGGTCAACAATCCTGGAAAGTGGACAACTACTAAGGTGTTGGCGCCTCCCGGTGTTGAATATAAAGATGTCTACAAAGCAGCAGAAGAGGGAAAGATCAATACTGTTATTGATTATGAGACAGTTGCTAACAATCCGACAGCAGCTCCTAAAAGAACCTTCCAGTATCCGGCTAGTATGGATTCCAAAAGAGTTAAAATTCGTTACGCCGATGAAAAAGATAGTAACGGATTTACTGGCGATGATCGAGATGGATTGATTGAAATTCGTCCGGGAGTAGCTGATTTGGACCTTGGAAAATCCAGATATGCTCAGGTCAGAATTCTTGTTGACGGTACACATTATATGAAAGGAATGGCTGCTTATTCAGACAACATTCCTGAAGGTTACGATGTGGTATTTAACACCAATAAGAAATCAAATGTACCAATGGGCGATGTCTTCAAGAAGATCAAGTCAGATCCTGACAATCCGTTTGGTTCCTATATCAAAGAAGACGGCCAATCAGAGTACCTCGATCCCAAGACTGGTAAGAAGAAACTGTCGTTGATCAATAAGACCAGAGAAGAAGGCGAATGGGATGAGTGGTCTAAGAACTTACCATCTCAGTTTCTTGGTAAACAGAATATTTCTCTTATAGAGAAACAGATCGCTATATCTTTGGCTGACAGAAAGGCTGAATATGAAGAGATCAAATCTCTCAACAACCCAACTGTCAAGAAGCAGCTACTTCAATCCTATGCGGAAGATTGTGATGCAGCAGCTTCTTGTTTAAAAGCAGCAGCTCTACCAAGACAAAGGTATCAAGTTATTATACCTGTGCCTTCATTAAAGGACAACGAGGTATATGCCCCTAACTTTAAAGATGGTGAAGTGTTGTCATTAGTTCGTTTTCCTCATGGTAGTATTTCTGAGATCCCTCAGTTAAGAGTTAACAACAAGAATAAAGAAGCAAAAGCTCTTGTTGGAACCAATCCTCTTGATGCCGTTTGTGTCAATAAGAGAGTTGCTGATCGATTATCAGGTGCTGACTATGATGGCGATACGGTAATGGTAATTCCCACCAATAGTAAAGTTAAGATCTCAGCAATGCCTCAATTAGAGGGATTGAAAGGATTCGACTCAAAGTCATACAAGTATGATGAAGTGAAGACTGTTGATGGTACAGAACATTACTATCGTAATGGTAAAGAGTTCCGGGTTATGAAAGACACTCAGAAGCAAATGGGTGTTGTTTCAAACTTGATCACCGACATGACTATTAAAGGTGCTAACACTGATGAAATTGCTCGTGCTATCAGACATTCAATGGTTGTAATTGATGCCGAGAAACATAAGCTGGATTACAAGCAGTCAGAACTAGACAATGACATTAAGTCATTAAAGCAGAAGTACCAAGATGGTGGTGGCGCATCTACGCTATTGTCAAAAGCTGGTGCTGATGTGAGAATTGACAGACGCCAAGGTCAGCCTAAGATCAACCAGAAAGGTAAAGATTGGTATGATCCTGATAGACCGGAAGGCGCACTCATCTACAAGACAGTCCCTGATAGTGAGTTGTACTACACTACTAAGAAGGTAAATAAGAAGACTGGTGCTGTAACAGAAGTAGTTAATAAGAGGCATGAAGAAGTTTCAAGAATGTCCCTAGTTGACGATGCAAATGCCCTGTCTTCCGGTAGCCCTAAAGAAAAGATTTATGCTGATTATGCAAATCAGTTAAAGTCGATGGCAAACAAAGCCCGTATAGAGTACACAAAGACCGGTAAGATTGCTTACAGCAAAGCAGCAAAAGAAAAGTACAAAAATGAAGTGAAAGATTTGGAAGATCAGTTAGACATTGCCCTTAAGAATGCACCTAGAGAGAAACAAGCACAATTGGTCGCTAACTCAGTGGCACGGGCTAAGAGGGCGGATAACCCCTCGATGTCAAAAGAAGATTACAAAAAGGTATCACAACAAGCGCTGACAGCTGCTAGAAACAGGCTTGGTGCTCACAAAGAGAAAATCAAGGTTTCTGACAAGCAATGGGAAGCAATCCAGGCAGGTGCTATCTCTGAGAACACCCTTAAAAAGATTCTGTTGAACATGGATTCAGACGATCTTAGGAAGAGAGCAACACCTAAGCAGGAGAGCAAAGGATTATCCAATGCCCGTATCGCTCAGATTAAGGCTAAAGCGGCGTCTGGTTACACAACTGATGAGATTGCTAAAGAACTTGGTGTTTCTGCATCAACTGTTCGCGAGTATCTGAAATAATAGAAAGGAGAAAAGATATGGACGAAAATTCAAGAGTTATGCTAACCACCATTGACAATCCATTCAGTCCTTTCGACCAATTCATGGAGTGGCTAGACTTTGATCAAGCTCATGATTATGGAACTTGTGAGTTTTTAGCTCATTTTGTGTTTACTTCAGATTCTTTAAGCGAAGTTGAGAACAATGAAGAAATGGAAAGAGCAATTGATTGGATTATCAAGAATGATCCAAGAAAGATTTACAGAAAAGTTCGCAAAAATGATTACAAAGTCAAGGCAATTCAAGATGCGGACGCGTAGAATTCAAATAATTTGATAGGGGGAGGGGTCTTTTAATAGACACCCCCTCCCTTAAT